GTCCCCATAGACAGGCGGAAGGCGCAACGGATAGGGGGGGTATCAGTAACGGCCCCTTGCTGCTGTTGCTTTTTCCGGGTGCTGCTTGTTATGGCAGCCCTCACACAGACTTACTAAATTTTTATCTTCGTAAGCCAACTCCGGGTACTCATCTGCGTGTTTGATATGATGCACCGTTGTAGCCTGTACCGCCTTTCCGTACCTCTTGCAGTGCTGGCACATATATCCGTCACGCCTTAATATCTGTTGGCGCTTCCTCCGCCACCTAGGAGAATTATAATCAAATACAATGTTCATTACCCGCCCTATCCCTCCCGGTGTCTACTATGCCGGGCTACCAATTATTGTTACCAAACCGTGGTTATCCGCTTAGTGCCTGTCTTGTTCCCGCACAGCAGGAGCGTCTGCGGCTGCTCATGGTCGCTCTCGCTGCTGGGCAGCAGCATCTTCCGGGCTGCGTAGCCTCCGTACTGCTGCCATGCAGTACAGCTAACCACTACCAGCTGCTTGGTACGGATAACATTGTTGTTACTGTCCACCACGATCTTTTTGGGCTTACTGATGGTGCCTTTGTGGGTATGGCCAACAATCAGAGCGTCAATGCCCTCTATGGTGTAGCCGAAGCGCTCATTGCGGTTGACCGTTGCACCGGTGTAAATGCCGCCGCCGGAGCCATGGGTAACAGCCATCGTATAGCTGGTGATAGGGATATCTCTTGTTACCCTGCGCCCAATCTCCAGCTTGAGGAATGCTATATCCTCGGCGTAGTAGTCCTCCATATCCAACTTGCACATGATATCGCCCATAATGTCTTGGTCGGTGTCCCTGGCTGTCCTCGCTTCGTGGTTACCGGATACCGCGCAGAGTATCTTATCCTTGATGGGCGTCAGCATTTCCACCATCATCTTTTTCTGCTCCCGCGGGCGGATATAATCCTCAAATGGGCTTCCCACCGCGTTCCGGGTATTGTTGTTGATGAGATCGCCGCCAAGGATGAGATAAGCGTCCTCCCGCTCTACCCGGCGGCAGAATGCTTTCCAGCCCTCTTTATCATGTAGGATGCTGCCCAAATGCACATCAGATACCGGATATACCTTGATGGTGTCGCTCTGCGGGATTTTGTGGACTATTAAATCCATAGGTATCCCCTCCTTTATGGCATAAAGAAAGAGAGCGCCTTTCGGTACTCTCTGACTGCTTTTGGTAAGGCAGACTATTGCGAACTTGCGGCCTGCCAGCGCGGCACCTTTTTTACGAAGGTCATGTATCTTCGGCCGATGGGATAACGGGGCATCGGCGGCCCCGTAAAAAGGAGGTAAAACATGAAGGTGGAGCACCCGATAGGGCTTGAACCTATAACCCGCTGCTTACAAGGCAGCCGCTCTACCATTGAGCTACGGGAGCAGATTGCCGGGATTAGGGGCCCGGCTCCCCACCAGGAGGAATGTCAAGGGAATTTTGTGTTTTACCACGCTATCAGTATACACTGTATATGCGTCTTATTTCTGCCATGTTTCTGCCATCTTTACAGCTCCGTCAACCCATACCGGCAAAGGGCATATTTCATCAGCGCTTCGTCCTTATCCCGGTACACCTCTCGTTCACTCTCATTGAACTCCTGGCAAAGTCTCTGTATGTAGCCGTATTCCCGGCGGATGTAGAACAACTCAAGGATGCGCCGCTGCTTTTCCGTCAGGCAGGCCAGCCCTTTCTCAACCTGGGAGGTCTGCCACTTGACCACCGCAAGGTTTGCCGAGAGCGCATCCCGGCGGGAGATTGCGTTAATCAAATGATCTTCCCGGCCGCAGCCCCCGCCCTTTACTGGTGTAGCATCGCTGGTAGCGGACCGGATGCCGTCCATCTGCTCATTGTAGCGGCGGATTTCTTCCGGCAGGCTTTCCAGTGACCGGAGCTTATAGCTATGGCACTTCAGCTCGTCAATGCAGATGCGCTTGTAGTCAATCATGTTTCTCCCTCCTCCGGCGGTTCCTTTTCCGCCCGCCTTTTTCCGTATGCGCAGTAGAAGTTCGTCGGCACTTCGCAATCAACGCAAACGCCGTGGGAACAGCACAGATAGCTTATTTCATCGTAGCTGTATTCGCAGTCTTTGCATCTGACCACCGGCACCGCATCAACAGCTTCCTCCGCCAGCATCTTCATCCACTCACAGTCGGCAGGCTCACAGTCCATTCCCGGATACATTCTGTCGCAGATACTACAGATAATATCCACTGCAGTTTCATTTTTGATGTATGGCTTAATCATAGACAGCCTCCTTTTCATTCATCTTCGCACCGCAGTTGGGGCAGTACGGAGATTTACAAAGTGGATCAATACCCCAATCGCAATTTGAGCAGCAAAGTATGTTTGGGATTAAATATTCTTCCCATCGCCCATGCACCACCTGGGCCACATCGGCAGCAGGAATATCTGCCAGCACTCGTTTTGCATCTGCCATTGTTGCGTTTGGCTCGGTTACTTCCAAGGCGGTCAACTTGGCAATTGCCGTTCCCCTATCAATGCATTCAGCCATTGTCAGCACCTCCTGTTCTTCCTCCCCGTCGGATACAGCCGCGCCCTCGTTTTCTGCGACACAGCAATCTGTGCATACGCTCTCTCCGTTTGGCAAGCCGTAGCACTTTTCGCCCATTTCGATGCGCTTTCCGCAGAATGCGCACCAATCCCATAGCCGGCTCATTTCATCGCCTCCAGTGCTTTCTCCGCCTCCTCGCGGGTCAGGAATACGGTCTTGCCGATTTCCTCTATATGCTCTTGCCGGCACTTGCGCTCATAGATACACAGCTCGCCCTTGTCGCAGAAACTGCAACAGCCCTCTCCGTCAACAGAGACAGAGCAGATCAGGTCGCAGTCAGGACCGGCATCCCACGTCAGTTCAAATACTGTTTTTGCAGGCAGCACCACCACCCGCCCGTCCTTGTCGGCCTCGGCCAGCTCACGCAAGCGGGTGTAGCTGCAAATGCTCTCCAAATCAACAAGACGCATCAGCTTCAGCGCGATCTCGTCTGCCTTATCTTTCGGCAGAACTTCCTCCGGCTCAAGCCCCGTGTCCTCGTAGGCGGCGAGGCGGTCGCAGATTATGTCGTCAAGCAGGCAGTCCTTGATTTTGCACCCAGCACCGATGCACGGCTCCTCAAAGCAGCGCGGGTAATATGCGCGTCCTGTGTCACTTCTTCTCGTCAGTCGTTCCATTGTTCTCCTCCTCAATTTTCATAAAACAACCCCAAAAAGTTTGGCTTTTCTTCCCGCTGTGGTGTCCAAATAGAGGTTTCTCACCTATCGCGTCCCAGACATCACCAGCCGGTATCTGTGTTTCTGCCCACTTGAAAATCAGCACGCCGTCCGGTTTCAATACCCTCATACATTCGCGGAATCCATCATGCAGCATCTCTTTCCAGTTCTCTCCGAGCTGTCCGTACTTCTTCCGCATCCACGCATTTTCTCCAATGCGGCGCAAATGCGGTGGGTCAAAAACGACAAGAGAAAATGTGTTGTCCGAAAACGGAAGATCCGTAAAATCGCACTGTATGTCTGGATGCACAATGCATTTCCGTTCTGAATCATGCTTGGTGCTACTCCAAACACCGGTAAACTCCTCATCGCGCACATCGCAATAAACCGCCGCCGGGTGTTGCTTATTAAACCATATCGTCCGAGAGCCGCACGTTACGTCAAGTATCCTTTTCTCCATTGTTCTCCTCCTAACATCCAGCCCCAACGCCATAATCGGGATTATCGGCAATCTTTGCAGTTTCGTCTGCGGTCAGCGTATGGTTGCTTGCAGTGTATGTAACGGGGCCTTTGCACCTGTTCTGACACGCCAAGCACTCGCAACGGTTACAGTTACTTGTTGTATTCTGACGGAATGGACAGTGATAATTAAAACAGTCCATCACTCTACCTCCTGCATCCAAAACTCGCGACTACAGTCTACGCAATGTTTTCCGGGTTCTTTACACATGCCGTCACTGTTTCTTAGTTCTTCAGAAATATAGCGCGGACAAAGCATCAGCACCCCAGACTCATCAACGAATGACTCCGGATATTGCTCCAGAAACACGCTCTGCCGTGTCTTGCGCGGGTGTGCAGCAGACCATTCCTCGACAATAGCGATCTGAGCCGTAGCGTCCAGCGTTGACCCTAGATCAAATGCGCAACATAGCTCATTCTTGCAAGCATTAGAAGCTGGGCACCCAGTACATCCATCACCAAAACTCTCGCACATTCTGTTGCGTTCCTTAATAAACTCCGCAGCATCCATGTTATCCCTCCTTTACCGACAAAGTGTCGTTTCTAACCACGCCTTTACCACAGGAAAAATGCGGGTTGACAGCCCCGGAGATGTTCCCCTTGGAACACTCTCCATAACAGTCGGAAAACATAAGATACTGACATTGCCAACATTCTATTTTGTTATTAAAGTCAACATTCATAACTTTGAATTTCCTCCAAGAACTCCCCTAACGCATCGTCTTTAGTCATATAACTATGGGAGAGTCTACTGTAAACCATGTCGTTGTTATCTTCAAAATAATACTGCTTTCCGAAATATACACCAGAAATCAGCTCAAACATCTCATAAGCATCTTTTGTCATAATAATTTATCCTTTTACACTCGGTCGCCTTTGCTTGTAATACGGCGTGTAAATGTCGCCTCTCGAAACTTGAATTTTTCAGTAAGATGTGGGTTCAACTCGAGGTTATACACCGCGATATAACCAATTTTCATTGCCATCTCACTCCACCTCCTTAGCCATCAGCAAATCCTTGTAGTCCAGCAGCAGCGCCCATATCTGCTCCGCATCGTCATGGTCGATGGTGACTGCACCCTCTGCGTCAACGGCAGCAGCCAGCCTTTCTATGTCCCGGATTACTTCGTAGTAGTCCTTTACGGTCATTGGCTCACCCTCCGAAATTCTCAAGGTAATATTGCTTGCAGTCCTGCCAGCCCTTGTAGTAGGCTGCCTGCTCACGGCGTTCCTGTTCCTCTGCGGTCATCTCCGCCTGGGCCACTTCATCCAAATGATTCAACCTTTCGGCCGAAATAGCCGATAGAACCATTATGCAGAAAGCAGCTAAGATTATCGTAACTGCCGCTGCCGTCCGGTTCCTCATAGCGAATCCCTCCTAAATCCGAAAAATGTCTTTATTTGCGGCAGGGTCTCCAGCCTGTGGCCATCTACCGTTATCAGCGCTGCGTAGCCCCGGCCTATCCAGCCATCGTGCCAAATCTCCCTGGCTTCGAAGTAATCCACGCTCTCCCGTCGCTCTGTTGTTTTGCCGCAAACCCTTATCTCGATGTCGATTTTCCCATCCCGGCGCTTTATCCAATTCTTGGGACGCTTATACTTACCGGATGCCGCCGCATCCTTGTAGCATTGCTTTGAGCAGTACTTTTGTCCCGGCTGGCCGAAATAGTCCTTCCCGCAGTATTCGCATTTCTTCGGCTCTGCTTTTGCGGGCCCGGATGCTGTCCATGGCCTTTTGACAGTCTTTGCAATACAGCTGCCTGGTGTTGGTACTGCCTATCGGCCCTCCGCATCTCTTGCAGGGCCGGTTGGGGTCTCTCTTGATTCCATAGCGATACAAGAGCGATGCCACAGAGCCGTAATCAAGATCAAGAATTAAGGCAATCTCCCTGTTGGTCTTGCCCTCCCGCACCATTTGTTCCAGGAACTCCGGGTCGTTTGAATTAGAACAGCCGATTTTGGCGTTAGGGGACGCTTTATCGTATGACATCATAACTCACCACCTTTTCCTGCTCGGCCATCTCTGCGCGCATTTTTATGGCTTTGGTGACAGCGTTCCAGCGCTTGATAAATTCCTCGGCACTTTGTCCCTCAAAAAGCGGATTCTCCCGCTCTATTTCCGTTCCGTGTTTACCCATTGTGTTACCTCCTCTATGTCAATTTCTGTTCTTGGGTTTTTGGGGTCATATGCCCCACGCAGCCGCAGCTCGACATGGTCAAAGCTATCATCGGCGATTACTCCCCGGTGTACCAGCCCGTCCATCAGCATCTTGCCGTTGTAGTTATCGGGATCGTGCCTGTGCCGGGTGGGGAAGTAGTAGGTGATGGTCACCACCGCCTTGCCCATTGGTTTGCACTTGGGGCAGTATGCCACAAACAGCTGCAGCCAGCGCTGCTTTTCCGCTCGGTAGTCCCAGGTATTTGCCCGCCCGGCGTACTTGTTCAGCGACGGGGGGATTTCGGGAATTGTTATTTTCATGATTCCTCCGGGAACCTTAACTTCGTTACAGCTATCGGGAATTTCTCGATTTCGCTTGCCCACCGCGCCGTGCCTTTCCCGTGTATCCGTTCCCAAATCAGCGGGAAACCTGCGATGCCATCAAATAAGCTCCCCAGCGTCGCCCCCTCCGGCAGATACCGCGCCATGCGCCGCAGCATCCAGTCCCAGAAGGGCAGGGCGATGGAGTTGCCCAGCGCCTTGTACTTCGGGCTGTCCGCATCCTTGTGTTTCTTGCCCTTCTCATCCGTCCAGTCGCCAATGTCCACCCATCCGTCCGGGTATCCCTGCAAGCGGGTACATTCCAACGGTGTCAATCGGCGCACGACCATGTGTGTGATAGCAAGGTCTGCGCTGTCCTTAAAGTCCCGTTGCTTGCAACTGCTTGCAACTTCGGCGGCGCGATAATCTCCAAAACCATTCATCTGGTATGTCAGCGGCACTTGATTGCCGCCTGTCCCCATTCGAGCCTGCAACGCCGGGACCTGCTCTCCGCACTCGCGGATGACGTCACAGGCGTGTGTCATGTCCAGCGCTACCACTGCCGGGGTTTGGTTTGTCCCGCTGGGCGCCGCCGCCAGCGTGGGCGCCACTTCCTCGCCGTACCCGATGCCGCCCGCCTGTGCGCCCTGTCCGGCCTTAAACCCAGCACATAGCACAGCTTCGCGGTTCAGACCACTGTTTTCACGGGAACTGAGCGTAGGTGAAACGCCGTTACCATCGTACACGCGCTGGCTCTGTGCGTCCCAAGGTGTCATGCACATTACCCCGTGGCGGTCGCCAGCGGTCAGCGTGGGTGACGGGTCGCCCTCTTTGCCGATGCCAAGACCGTTTCCGCTGCCATCGTGGTTGCGGCTCTCTCCGCCGCCCTGCCATCTGGTGGCTTTGTCGTTGATGGGAATAGCCACCACCGGCTGATCGTTCCCCGTGCCCAGCGTTCCGCTTTTCTCCGTCTGCACTAACGCGCCTTTTCCTCCTCCGTCACAGCCCCCCCTGATGCGGACTGCATAAGAAGCACCGCTTTCAGCCGCTCCGGCAGGTCCTTCCCCCGCCGCTCCGCTCTCCGCAGGATGCCCAGACACGCTTTCGCGGTCAAATTGTATTTGGGCAGCGGATTCACCTCCAAAATCTGCGACAACCGAGATTCTTCGGCGACGCTGTGGGGTCCCCAGACGGATAACATTTCCTGTACGGCTGTCTCGGATGGTTTTTCCCCAGTCTTTAGCGTCGTGAGTTCGCCAAGCGATAGACCACCCATCACCGTCGATGGCTCCTGATTTTGTCCATTTCCACTTTTCCGGCAGTCCAGATAGAGAAAATCCTGGTTCTGCGATACGCGCAATTTCTTCCAGCACTGCTGCGAAGTCTTTTCCTTTGTTGCTGCTGAATGCTCCGACAACGTTCTCCCAAACGAGAAACCGAGGTCTGACCATGTCACCTGCTCTTCCATTTCTCCTGTCACGCTCTCTCATCTCCTTTACGATTCTGACCTGTTCCATGAAAAGCCCGCTTCTTTCACCGGCAAGCCCTGCTCGCTTCCCTGCGATGGAAAGGTCCTGGCACGGGCTTCCTCCTGTAATACAGTCAACAGGTTCAATCTCCGCTCCGTTTATCTTGCAGATATCTCCCAAGTGTTTCATGCATTCTCCTCCATCATCCGCTCCGCCAGCGCCAGGTCATAGCTGGGCAGCTGCTTTACCTCTGCCATACCGGCCAGCTTTGCCCGGATATCCGAAGGCAGGGCTTGCATTTTGCGCTCGCTCTCCTGCCTTGCCCGGTAGCTGCGCATAAAGTTGGACTGCACCACGCTCTGCACTGTCCCGGTGTCCATGCTGGCCCATTCCCGCAGCTGGGAGGGGTGTCCTACCAACCGTTGTAGGTTCTCCGGCAGGGCTGCAAACTCTTTCTCGCTGTTGTAGCCGCTGTTCCGCATGGCCTTTGCAATCAGCGCCCATGCCTCCCCCTCGGAGAGTTCCGCCGGTCTGCTGATCTCACCAATAGCGGCTATGATAGCCCCGATGTGCGGGGGGAACCCCTTGCGATCACTGGCAATGTGGGACTTAACCGCCGCTGCTACAAGGTCAGCCGGGTAGTCTGCCAGCATCTCCGCCCATAGATTTACCACCGCTTCGGCATCCTGCCGCTTCATGTCCCGGTAATAGCTGGGGTATGCGGCCTTTAAGATTGACATGACGGCGAGGGTTTCAGATCGGGTCATGCTCTCCCTCCTCCCTCAACATCTGCAGGAACACATTGTCGGTTTCCCCCTGCGGAAGCTCGTCCTCCCACCTGCGCTGGTTCAGCCATGTCGCAGGGTTTGGGATGTACTGGCCGTTGTTCTCCGTCCATTGGCGGCTCCGCTTCTGTGCAGATATGGCATCCATCATGCGGTCAAAGGTCTGCTTGTCTGGTTTGATGCGTTCAAAAGCCTTTTCCGCTGCTCCTTTCCCGACTTTCTTGGGATATTGCGCCCAAAATTCGGAAAACCGACCCCCTTGGGGGGCATGGGGGGTATTCGGATTCAGATTCGGATTCGGATTAGGATTCGGATTCGGATTGGATTCAGGCCGCAGCTCGCCGCAATCCGCCGCAACTTGCGGCAACTCGCCGCAGATTTCCGCAGACGGTGTAAAGCCGCTGTTTTTAGGCGGGTCGGGATATTTTGGTTTGCATTCTCGTATCCTTTGATGTTCGGCCCAAGTCGGGAACCAAAAGTAGGGCTTCCCGTCCACCTCGTAGAGGGAAACGCAGCCTTTGGCCGCCAAACCGTGGAGCGCATCGTTGATATCTTTTGCAGTAACCCGTTCCCGAAGCGGGAATGCGTTGCCTTTGATGATTGCAGGCCGGGCATCTCCGCGCCCTGCATCATCTACCGAAACAATAAGACTTACCCAAAGCCGAAACTCGAAATCCGTTAAGGATGCTATCTTGTCGCTTGTGCGGAAGCTATCCTTTATCAATCTATTCGGCATTCCTCCTCACCTCCTTAAACTGCCATTTTGCTGAAAAATGACACCATATTGGAAATGTAGTCCCATCTTTCTGTAAACGCATGGTACTTGCTTGTGATCTCGCCAACGCTAATCTGTTTGTTGTTTATCACAAACTTGCTTGGGACAACCATTACTTGAGAAACATCGTTCTCACCATCTAACTCGCACAGTATGTACACATCGCAAGTGGCGAACGGTTTTTCAAGGTTAATCCATGGGCTCCGTGATATAGGTGACTCGCTTTTACATCTACCTTGACACACCCATTTACAAGGATGTCATATGGGAAGTTCTGCGGCATCCTATCAACAATGAACCCTCTTTCTACAAGCATATCTGAAACAACACGCTCGATTGTTTTGCCGGTTTGTGTTTCGCTTTTCTTTACTTGCAGGCCAAGTTCATCAGCCAAGTTGTACCATCCAAAACGCTTTGTTATTACATTTGCAAGGGCACAGTTTCCAAAATAAGCCTCGCATTCCTTTCTGCTCGGCATTCTGTCCACATCAAGCTCTTGCATAACCTCTCTGATTTTTCCTATGACAAGTTCTTTCGTCCACTTCATAAGCCCTCCTGTCGCTTTTTACTGGGAAGCGTAACCCTCAATTAAAAGGGAGGTCGTTAGGGTCGCCCTCGACTTCTTCAAATCCGCCCTGCTCGCTCTCTGCGGGCTTTTCGGATACATTGGTGGTATTCTTGCTGCCGCCAAACAGAACCTCATCTGCGATGACTTCTGTGGCTGTGCGCTTATTGCCGTTCTTGTCCTCGTAGTTGCGAACTTCGATGCGTCCCACAATGGTAATGAGGTCGCCCTTGCCGAACCACTGGTTCACGAATTCGGCAGTCTTGCCCCATGCTACGATGGGGACGAAGTCAGTTTTTTCTCGGTCACGGTTGCGGTCTACGGCGATGGTAAAGCCGCATACGCTCTTGCCGCTGTTGGTCTGCTTCAGTTCGGGAGCCTTTGTCAGCCGCCCATTAAGTATCGCTTTGTTCAGCATTCTGTTTCCTCCAAATAGTTCGTGTAAAATTCCTCCCGGAACATCGGGATTGTGAAATCGTAGTTGTCAATACAGGCTTGCTCACCCAGCCGGTGCAGCCAATCCATCACCTCGGCACAGCCGTGTGCGTGTGTCAGGTGGCATGGCGTGTGGCACAGAGACACCCAAAGCCCCATGCGCTTGCTTTTGCTCCGCATGGCGTTGCCGAATATTTCGTGACGGTCGAGCTTTACGCCGGAGCGCTGGCACAAAAAGCACTTGGATGTGTCGGCCTGTACGATGCTCGGAGCGTATCCGTTTCGGTCAAGCTCTGCGCCCCATTCGGTTTTCATTTGCCCCATTCCTCCTTCAGCAAGGCAAGCTCTGCCGGTGTTGCCGTCTCGATGCCCTGCTCCTTACAATCTTCAACGATGAGATCGATGAGCCGAGACATCTGCGCTGTGTCATATGTGCTTGAGCCGTAGTACAGGATTACATTCGTACAGCCTGGGAGCTTGCTCGGAAACGCATCCGTCAGCCAGCCGAGGCCATGCAGTCCCCACGCCTCCTGCAGCTCATCCGCTGCATCCGACTTTAGGCACACGATGCTGTTCACACCCATCTCCCGCACATAGTGTCGGTAAATTTCGTCTCTCGGTCTGCCGAGTGCTTCTGACAAAGCCCCGATAAGCACCCAGCAGTACGCATTGGCATCGAGCGACCGCCTGTTCTTCACTTCGGACAACTCTGCGGAGTATTTCTTGCCAAGCCCCATGCTGTCAAGAAAAGCCTGTGCGGCTGCGGCATCCTTTGTGTACAAGATGATGCCGTAGCCGTTTCGGTCTTTTGTCCAGTCTGCGGTCTCAAACCGCAGCTTTGTTTTCATTCTTTTCGGCCTCCTTTGCGGCTTTCATACACGGTCCGCACAAATGCCGTCCGAACATTTTCTCGGTGTATGGGACAATCTCCCGCACATACCATGTAGATCCGTCTCTTTTGGTGATTGGGACGATAGGTTTACCGCAGTCAGCGCAGATTTCCGTGATATCATCTCCGGCATCTCCCGGTTGACCAAAGCTAAATACGATGTTTCCGTTTTTGTCTGCGACCGTCAGGTAGGTGATGCGCTCTCCGGTTACCTCCATTTCCGCTACGGTAAATTTAGCCCACTTGTCATTGCTGTCTGCTGGTTCAAACTTTCCGTACTCATTCTTTTGGGTCTTCATGGGGATGATGATATTTATCCTCGTGTAAAGCTCCCGTCCAATCCCCCAGTTAAAACAAGCCCTCTTAAAGCTGTCGGAGCTTTCGCCCTTTTCCTTTTCGGTGTAGCTTTCTGTTCCGCAATCGGCCTTCCACGTCCATCCGTCAGCCGTTCTGATCCCGACACGGCAGAAAAGGTTCCCTTTGCATTCGTAATGTTCACGCTGCCAGTCCTCGGGCCCCACCGTCTCGTCCAAGATACGCATATCGCATCTTGCGTCCTTGTAGCAGAGGAGCACAGCCCCTCTCGAAGTATAGCGGTCAACCCGCAGGTCAACCTCGTCCGCTCGCAGCGGTCTGAATTTAACCATGTTATCCTCCTTATTCAAAGTACCTGTCAGCATCCGCATCGCTGGCGTCAAACCGCTTAACACAGTTTTCACAGCCAATGACCATTCCGTCCTTAATGTAAATGGTCTCGTTGATCTCGCAGCCGCACTCCGGGCAGATGTGAGGTTTGTTGTCATAATAATCGACATAATCCGGTATCGGCTTGTCCGGTACGAAGTATTGGTTCATGCTTCCACGACCTCCCCGTTTTTCAACTTGACATTCCTCCCACAATCTTGTATATTTGTGGTGGTGGTTGGGTCTCCGTCTCTGACGGGGGCCTTTCTTTTTTTGTACTCCTCCTGCTGGCGGCGGATACAACGCAGAACCCATGCTGTGAAGTTGCAGTAACCCATTTCGATAAGCTGCTGACGGAACTCCGCCATATTCACATAACCCAAAGGAATACGCACAGACAGCTTATAGTTTGCTTCCCGCTTCCTGCCGGGCTTTCCCGCTATCAGCGCTTCCGCTTCGGCAGTCCTCCGGATGCCGTAATACTCCGGCCTTTTGCACATACTGTCCAGCGGCTTGGTGTAACCGGGGAACTTCTCCCGGATAATTGCTATCCTCTCGTTCTGCTCCATGGCCTTACCTCACCAGCAGCAGGATAGCCGCTGCTGCGAAGATGGTTCCCATTCCGAGGACTACGGCCAAGGCTTCCTGCAGCCACTCCTTTTTACTCATCTTCCTGTACCTCCTTTTGCGGGAGCTCCGGTAGGAATGCCCACCACTGGACTTTGATAGCGGTCTCCACATTATCTCCGCTGACATTGAACACCTGATGCTTGGTGCTGAATGGCAGGGTTGCGTATCTTCCCGGATTTGTCTGGCACAGGTAATGCCCGTCCTTGCTGGGTACGATCTCATCCGAGTTAAACCACCGGATAAAGGTGTTGGTTGTTGCTTCCATGTTGTTCCTCCTTCTTTTCCACCCCGTTTGGCGGGAAAAACTTCTTGACATCTTTTATTGGAATAAATAATGCATCGCAGACCTTATAGACTTCCTCCAATGTCCACGGGGTCTTGCATATCATTCTGTCGCTGATCTGCTGGCGGCTCATACCGGTGCGCTTCCCAAGGCTTGTCTGGTCGTGGCCAAGTTCCAGCATCAGCGCTCGCAGCCTGCGGTAGGTATCAACTTTCCTTGACATTGCTATCCCTCCCTTCATGTGGTAAACTATGGTTGAGGTGATTTGATGTTGACCAAAGCTGAAAAACGCGCTCTCCGAAAGCTGCGCTATCGCAGCACCATTACAATGCCGGAAGAAAAGTTTGCAAAGATTGCGGCTTCCGGGTTGTTCTACCCCGTACTAAAGCCCGGCCAGTACTGGTGGGGCGGCAGCGGTCGCGTTAAGGTTCGTTTGACCGATGCAGGGGAACAATCGTTAAGAGAATACCGTGCTTGGTGGTGGAAGGCGTTCTTCAAGGTTGTTTTCGCCGTCATATCCGCAGCGGCAGCAATCGTAACAATCTTCGATGCCGTTAGCGGGTAACGCAAATAACGACATTTATTGCAGTGCATATAAGCAGGATTACGCAGTATGCGATTTCCCACTTTGTCCACTTATTCATCCACCTACCTCCTTTTCCTTGATAAGCTCGTCCAGAGCAGCGTTAAAGCGCTGTTCTGCTCCCTTTGGGCTGCGGCGGCCATTTAATATCGCACACACATACGCTTTCCCAACGCCGAGTTTTTCTCCGAGCTGAGCCATTGTAATCTTGTTATTGTGCATCTTGCCGACCACATCGCCAGTCCATTGTGCAGGCATCTAAACTTTTCCCCCTTCTTTATATATTGTGTTGCAAAAGTTTACACAAAGTGTTATCATATCCTTGCGAGGAAAAATGAATCATGGCACATTGAGTGCCCGCTTTGTGTTGTGCTTGTTGCTTATGTTTTCATTATAGTGTAAACAAACGCAACAGTCAAGACGCAGTTGTTCCTTTTGTTTACTTTCTGCTATTTGCACAAAAAGGGTGTGTTGCGTTTGTTCTATATCAACTATGTTGCTCTTTGTAATAAAATTGGGAAGTCCCCGTCTGCTGTTGCCGAAGAAATGGGGTTTATGCGTTCCGTGGTTACGCGGTGGAGCAAAGGGACAATTCCAAGGCAGGCAACATTGCAAAAGGTTGCTGACTACTTCGGCGTAAGCGTGGATTACCTTTTGGGGAAAGAAAAACAGCCCACCGAAGGTGAGCTGTCCGGTATTCGGAAAGACCTTATGGATTTCGCAGATACTTTGACAGATGAGAAAATTGAGAAATATCTTCGTCTAATGAAAACTTTAGAATCCGAAGATATTTAACAAGCTGCTCGTCAGACATCCGTTCCACCGCCTTTTTGAATTCCTCCTTTTTCTCCATTGGTGCTCCTCCTCTTTTGTCGATTATTGTCAAATAAAAATCCTTCCAAATTCAGCAGGTATTTGGTACAATTCAATTGTAACAAATTGTATTGCCAATATGTACTGACAAATGTTGCGGTTTGGGCGTCAAATTTGTCATGCTTTACGGACAAAAGTGCCCGGTAACAAAAAACAGGAGATGAGTTTGTGAATTCAGACGAAGAAAGGAATTGGGAAAACTTTTTGCTGGAGGTAGCCACAAAACGGCAGGAGCAGGGAATGACACACAAGGATTTGGCCGACAATGCCGGGACGGTTGAGAGGACGATCTCCCGGCTGCTTTCGGAGCCGACAAAAAATCCAAGCCTTTTTCTCGTTGCTTCCGTCTGCCAAGCGCTGCACATATCTCTCGACAAGCATTTCGTGAAGGAAGTCTACAACAAAGCCGACAGCCAGAACAACGAAGAAATGATAGAGGTGCTGAAAGAGCAGGTGCGCCAGCGTCGGAAGCTGTCCAAAACACTCTTCGCAGTTATTTTTGCCCTGCTGGCAATGATGATTTTATACCTCGTCCTGATTGATGCAAATAACCTGAACTACGGTTTAATCCGGGATTAAGAACAGATGTTCGTTACGAATATAATCGTACACTGTTTTGCGTACAATAGAAAGGACTTTAAGATGAGAAACAAAAAAGCCAGGGTAGCGCTTATCGTTGCGGGTATAATTGGCTTCATCTTTTCGTTGACATTGCTTTTTGGAGACAGTAAGATTACCGGGGCCATTGGGCTTGTATTTTACGCCATCCTTATCTTCGCTGGGTTTTCCAAAAACCTCGGTGAAAAAGTCCAGCACAATGCACCCGAAAAAAGACCGGTTGCAAAAAAAGAAAAGCCAAAAAAGGAGAAAGTCAAAAAGGAAAGGCCGCAAGTAAATATTTCTAATCACAGCAAAGAAAAGATCAGCTATATTAAACACAGCTGTTACAATAATACAAGCCTGTCTTATGACTACATATCCGATTTTACACCGGTAAACTTGGAAGCCATTCATGCGCTCGTTTCCGACTGCTCACCTCAAACAAACCACCAATTCAAGTGGGAGCTGTGCGACAACAAGGTGAAGCTGATGTATGGAGGAGTTCACGCCGGCGACCTCTATTTCAAGCACGACATGTTTTCAGACTACGCAAAGCGCGGAGATCCTGTTGTCGTTTATCTGAACGAAGCCAATGATGCCACCGGAGATTATAAGGTCGAAATTGCTTTCTTCCGGGACAAGAAGAAGCAGTACAAATATAGAGAACAAACCGTTGTTGCACTAACAGCATACAAAAAAGAGGACCGGCAAGACATTATTTCCACGATGGAGCCCGGAGACGAAATCGAAGTAGAATATGATAGCGAAAAAGATAAGTATGTTGCTGTGTACGGAGATGTCATAGGAACATTTCCGGCAAAGATAGGGGAGCGGTTGGAAGAACAGGACCCGACTTTTGTGATCTTTGATAGCGCTGACGAAACAGAAGAAGGCGACGAAATAATTTATAAGCCTTATGTTAAGATTTATTGGTAAAAAAATACCGCCCCCGGCAACGAGGGCGGTTGTCTATCAGGAGGAGAAAAATGAAAGAAAGGACAAATACGGCAAGGTGGCTTGAGAAGCAGAACCGCTGGCAGATCGCCGTCCAGAAAGATGGCGTAAGAAAAACATTTACAAGCAGCCGACCGGGGAGGGAAGGGCAGAGGGAAGCGAACCGAAAAGCAGATGACTGGCTGGCATCAGGCATCTGCGGGACGAAGCTGCACCTATCGGAGCTGCACGAAAGCTATATGGAGCAGCTTAAAATTCGGACTTCGCAATCGAATTGGCGACCGCAGGAAAGCCGCTGGAAAACATGGGTTGACCCAAGGATAGGCCACCTAAAGGCAGATGCACTTTGCGATGGGATTTTGCAAAAGGTTATCGACTATGCATACAATAACGGGAAATTGTCGAAGAAGTATCTGCAAAGCATCCGTGCCGACATGGTTTCTTTCTGTAAATATCTGCGGAAAATGAAAGTAACCGGCTTTGTCCCGGAGGATATAACAATTCCAAAGGGAGCCCCCGTTGGCGTTCGTAACATTTTGCAGCCGGAGGACATTGTAACACTTTTCTCCGTTGATACGACGATCTACAAGGGTAAATTGGTAAAAGATCCATATATAAATGCTTATCGCCTTGAGGTTTTGACCGGACTGCGGCCGGGGGAATTGCGTGGCATCATGCGGAACGATTTCAAACAGGGCAGATTGGAGGTAAGACGGTCGATAAACGAGGATAATGAAATCACTACAGGCAAAAACGAAAATGCGATACGCAGCGTTTATTTGGGCGAAATCGCAGAAGCGATTGTAAAAGATCAAGCATCCAAGTCAAACGGCCTGTATCTATTCCAAATGCCGACAACAGAAACCTATCGGAAGTTTTTCCAAAGATATTGCAAAGCAAACGGGATTCCGAAAACGACACCATACGAGCTACGCCATACATTCGTTTCCCTTGCCCAGTCCCTCCCAGAGGGGTGGGTAAAGCAATTGGTCGGTCACTCAAAGAGCATGGACACATTCGGTGTTTACGGTCACGCTGTATCGGGGATGGATCGGCAAATAACCAGCGCACTTGATGGCGTGTTTACATCAATTCTTGGCCAGCAGGAAAAAAAGTGAGTTATTTTGTGAGTTTTTTTGCAAAAGAAAAAAGCCAGTAACCCGCATGGTTACTGGCCTTTTCGTTGGTGCGGAAGATGGGACTTGAACCCACACGCATTAAACGCTATATGCGGAAAATGCAGTATTTAAGCGGGTTTTTCGCTCTCTTTTCCTGCACAAAAGGAATAAAAAACACACTTTCGGAATAAAAGTGAGTTACAAAGTGAGTTATTCAGCCGCCGTATCGTACTGTTCGATGGCGGCTAAAATTCTGCCACGCAACGCCTGTGCGGATGCGTGTTCGGTTCTGTACTTTTCTTTGACTTCTTCCAGCTCGGCCAGAAGTTTGTCACAGTCAGTCTGCGGTTTTTCTTCCTCTTTATAGGTCACGCCGAACCAGTCGCATACACCTTTGCAGAGTGCCTCGGCAATGCGCTTTTTGTTTTGCACAATCCAAATAGCATCCTGTCCGTTGTCATGAAATGCGATTTCGGGATAGATCGACAGCATGGGGGTTCTGCCGATCTCGTAAAACTCGTCCTTCTGATAGACCCCTCGGTGGGTGTTCCGGGGGTAAATCTCCATCAGTCTGCGGTAGACCATTTGGCAGGCCCGGTCGCTGATGCCTCCGGCTCTGCCGTAGCGCAGGACGGTCGGCCCCTGTGCAGTCCCTTCTTTCAAGGTGGCCGTGCTTGCGTTGGTATGGATGGGCATATGGAGGTTGGATTTCCAAGCGATGCTTTCGGCCACTCGCTCCTGCATCGTCTTGTCGGGGGATGCGACCATCACATCAAACCCGCAGCGGGTGAGAGCCTCGGCGCAATAAGCGCCGATCTCTACACACACGTCATGCTCGTACACACCCGGAAAGCCGTAGTACGGAGCATGGGGAGCCGGTCTGCGTTCGGGTGAAAGATACACTTTAGGCATCTTTCACCACCTCCTCAAGAGGGAATTCCTCCTCTTTGACCTTTTTCACCATGCCGGTGGTGGCTGCGTCATATGTACCATTAGCAGCCAAAGCGACAATAACAGCGTTCAGCAGGCACAGCACCACGCCCTGTACCGTCAGAGCAGAGCCGTTAAAGGCTTCGGCTCCGATGAGGATGGCCACAGAGATGATGTAAGCAAGCAGCTGGGTGTTGATGTTCTTGAGGGGGGTCTGCTTGAGGAACTGGGTAATGATTGTGACCATCATTACAGCGCCTGCGTAAGTACCAAGGGAAGTCCAAGTTACAAAATCGTTCATTTTATGTCCTCCTTAAAGGAATTTGAGTTCGCCACGAATACAGCGGTCGTGGACGCTCTTAATGTTGCGGATCGCTGCATCCGCTTTGGAATTGATGTAGACATCTTCGTGCTCCACACAGTACTCTGTGTAGTTGTCGATATCCTCCAGCACATTGTTGAAGGATTCTTCGCTGTGGTTCACCCCACGGCGCAGCTCGTCCGAAAAGCGCAGGATGCGGATGCGGCACATATCTGTCCGGTAGCGTTCGTCAGAATCAATATGCTGTTGCAGCTTATTGTCCAAGGCTGCCATACCGGAGATAATCTGATCCTGCTTGTCCTGCTTGCGGTCAATACGATGCAGCAGCCAGCTAATGACGGTAGCCAATGCGCCGGAGCCGAGGAGGGCCAGTGCAATTTCCATGGGTTATGCCTCCTCAAAATACTGGCCTACAAGCTCGTGCGGCAGGTAATACAGCACGATGGTGCCGGTCTCATTCAAACGCTTGCAGAGGTATGTTTTGCTGTCCTCCGGGTCGAGGTAGTACTTGCCGTACTCGTATTCCATGCCCCTCGATGCCTGGATGGGGTCATCAATCGTGCCGGGAGAACTGACATTGACGACTACCCACAGGGCAGGAACGGCCGGGGGTTCCCAGTCTGCCTGCGAGGTGTGGGCCTGCAAGCATTTGTACACCTTGCCATCGTGCCGTCTGCGGTCGCCCACCGCATACTTAGTATCAGCTTCCCATGGCAGGAACAGCATGGGGTTCTTTGCCGCGTCAGCGTCCGCCATTGTTCCGGTCACGCTGTCAATGCTCGTCCGGATTTCCTGCGCCTGCTCTAAGATGTCATTCCGCATTGGCTGTTTCCTCCTTTTCTTCGGTTTCCACGCCAAGGGTTTGCAAAGCTGCTTTCAGCTGTTCCAACTCTGCATCCTGCTTTGCTTTTACTTCTTTGGCTTTTTCTGTGTAGTAGCCCATTAGTTCACCCCCACAATGTTTAAGGCTTCCTGCATATCGGACGCCATGGAACCACCATCGAAATTTTCTATTTCAGCGTTTTCGAAAATGGTATCTTCCGGTACTTTCCCGACAACATACTCCGCTTCCTCTGCCAAACAAGGAACATAGCATCCGTTTGGTGCCTTCTTCACATATACCAAGGTGTCGGAATAGTATTCCTTGCCTTCTGCCTTGATTTTATACATTGTCACACCTCCAGTATCATGGATTTAATTCTGTTAAGCTCCTCAATCGAAGCATTGAAAAAATCATAGTTCCACAACCAATAGTCATCGTGTTCGGGGCGTTTGTATTTCAGCAAGGATAAATCATCCCAAATCCTATCCCATCGGTCTTGGTACTTTCCGTCTGTGCGGTTATTCAGCAGCTTGATTATTTCTGCTGTTAGTTTCCCACGCTCCAAGCCTTTACCATCATCATTCCTTGCAAAATAGTCATAGGCGTTTTGGCTTTTTATATAGCAAATGGGATTCCCGCGGTGGCTGATTACATTGTTGGTTTCATCAAGTTTTGTACCATACGGAATGTTTACTTCACCGCACAAAGCCTTTTGCTTAAAACGGTTAAAACAAATGTAATCCATATGTTATACCTTGAAGCACGGAGCAACACCTGCACTTGAATTCGCATAATATGCGTCAGGATTACCAGCATAATCAACAGCTCTAAACATCTCTCCATTTGGAATATTGGGAGAGCGTAGAAGCCACCATACTGAATTCGCAAGTAAATCACTGCGATATTTGCGCTTATCATTACCAGCTGCATAATAATCATATTGTTTACAATAAGAACTTTCCTTATTTGTAGTATTTGGAGATACAGTGCCAAATACTTCATAATGTGTCAGAATGTATATTTTGTCGTCGGTCGATGTTGGAGTGACACCGGCAACTCCGTTTCCTGTATTATCTGTGTATATCGTAGTGGATTTTAGTACAGATTGTAGGTCACTTGGAAGCGCAGCTTCGATAAGAGGCATCACTATCGTCCTCATTTTACAGGACTTCCATCCACCAACAGTGGTTCTAGAATCGTTCATCCTTAAAGCTATGCTACCTGATGGAACAGAACTGTTGAAAAATCTGTCTATAAGACACACATCTTTTCCGTTCTTTGTTGCCTTAAATCCTTGAAATGCTATACCGTTGCCTTCACGCTCGGCGTTATGATTAAAACCAATGATAAATACCCAGGTGGTGTAATTCGTAAGAGTAAGACCATCAGAGACTTTGCCGTTCATGGTCACTTCCTTGCAGTCGCCGACAGCCCAGAAGTTTGCACCCTCGCCAGCGTCAGACATCTGCTTAATTATTGCCCAGCTTGTATCGTTCAGAACATGTGAAGGTAATGCGAGGTCAACTGTGGCAGGAACACTGACTTCCTGCGGGGCAGATACCATCGTCCCGTTTGTTGCAGAAACAGTCCACTTGCCCTCCTGCGGTATTTTAAGCCGAGCCTGACCACCAACAGAAACGCCTGTCACAGTCTTACTGCCAAGGGTAGCGGTAACGGTTGCCCCGTCAACGACATTTGCCACGAGCTCAAGGCCGCCACCACCTGCAATGATTGGGTTGCCGTAAATTACGCTCATTTTATTGTCCTCCTTAATAAGTCATAATCTTTGTGATTTGTAGGCTCATCGCCGCAGGAGCCGCCCCAGCTGCGTATATCTTTACCGTTCCATTTTCGTTTGCCGCCACCATCGAGGTAACACCAGCATCCGCAAGCGCTGCCAGCTGGTCAATGGTGGGGTTAAGGTTCACCTGTAGCCCGGCGGCTTGGCCCGTAAGTATCGTTTGATAATACGGGCCGCTGCCGCTCCAAGTGGAGCTAATGGAAACGGTTTGTGTCGTGATTTTCGGCTGGTAATCGGCGGTTCCTGTCGCCCTTGTGCCGTCTGCCTTGTAAAAGGCTTTTCCGGCCACAACAGCGCTTTCCTCGGCGGTCGTATCGGAAATATCAATAAGGGTGTTTCCGTAGAACTCCACCTTGTTTACCGCCATTCAAATCACGCTCCAATCGTTACGGTCTGACCTCCTGCGGGGTTATCGGCATAAGCAATCGGCACTCCGTTTACGACTACCTCAGAAAGGAAGTCATAGCCATCATCGGGGAGGACGCTAAACTGTGCTTTGGCCGGGGTTACGGTCTTTTTCTGGCCCTTGGTCAACTCACCGGCGTAATCACCGGTTACGCCAAGGATGGACACACCGGATTTAATGTTACCGGCAATGATTTTCGCGGCTTCGGTGCTGTCGATGGTAGCAGAGCCGGAGCCATCGTGATAACCGGCAGGGATTGCTACCGGGAGTTTGTCAACGATGGAGAGGGAAACGGCTCCCTTGTTCGGCATAGAGCCGGTTACTTTAGCGCCGTCCACATAGGCGGTTTTTCCATTAAGGATTTCCGCAGCAGTAGCGGTTGCGTCAGAAGTATCGGCATCATACGGACAAGTGCCGGTAATGGGAGCGCCGGTCTTGTCGTGTGCTGTCTTGCCTTTAAGCAGGCTTGCAGCATCAACTGTATCGCCGGTCAAATCCATCAGGGTTTCGCCATAAAAGATTATTTTGGAATTGTACTTAGTGTCAGCCATTTTCAGCCTCCTATAGTTACTGTTTGTCCCCCAGAGGGGTTTTCTACGATTTGTTTTGGCACCGCCATAAAGGTCATATTGTCTTTCATCATCTTTTCTTTTGTCAACAGCAGTTGGTCGGTAACTGCTGGAGCAACAGTGTACTCACCTTTATACACTTCCGCAGCTACACCAACAACATTGCCAAATGCAACCGGGAAAATAGATGTCGGAGATGCAAAAGCGGTTTGAAACTGGTTTTCAGAGGTTTGGAATGTTGTCTGAAAAATCATTTTGTATCACCGCCCGCGATTTCATCCAAAAGGCCATCTTTAAGGACATCTGCTACAGATACATTGAGGATATTGGAGTTAAGCCGCGCATTGCCAATACCAACCCGCAGCTGTATTTGCACCTGCGGGTTTAGTTTGAAAAGTGAAGTTTCCTCCTCTGTAAGAGTACAGGAAACGGTTTTATCTCCCAGCGTGCAATCCTCAAGGTCTTTTACAAGTACGACATTGCCGCCCTGCTTGTAGATAACGGCCATCATTGAGATGGTGCCGGTATCAAACGGGACGGTAAAAATGTGGGTTGGGGTTGTGTATCTTCCGACGAGGCTCACCCTTTCACCACCTCCGAAATCGCTACCTGTAAGGTAATATCCGCGGTCGGCTTGTCGCCCAAGGCATAGGCCGTAATAGTGCCGTTGTCGTTCGCTACATAGATAGCGCCGGTTCCGCTGTCAACCATGGTGTTGTAGGCGGCGGTGTCGATCTGGATATCCACCTTGCTATTGGCAGTAGTCCCAAGGCCGGTTACCGTCTGGCTGTAGGGACTTTCGGAGCCGAGCCAAGATGCCGCAGGAAGCGAAAGCTGCTTAATAACAACCGCCCGGTTTATCTTGTACTCCATCTTTCCGATGGCCTGCGTTACCGTGTCTGTTGCGGTTACATTCTGCCGGGAGGTTGCCTGCTTGTAGCCGGGGATTTTGATTTGGCTGCCGGTGTAATCGCCGGTTTGCGGTGTCACCGCTCCGGTGCGGCCGTTAAAGCTCGCAACAGTACCGGGGCTGATGGTGTGCGCTACATACTGCAAATCGGAGATCATTGTGGGCTGGGCTGTGTAAGTGGCTATCGGCAGCTGGTACACAGTACCGCTTGCATTGATATCCTCCTGCACCAGCGCCGGAAGCGGGTCTTGCGCCTGTGTCACAAAAGAAATCGGTGCTTCGGTGTTTGCCATGTCAATTTGGATAAGCAATCGACCGGGGACAGAGCCGCTGGTCGGAAGCGTCGCATTGATCGTTTGGGCTTCCACAACAAAGTTTCGGCCGAGGATTATACCACGGCCATCGGAAACATTTATGATGTTACCGCCCTGTGTAGTTACCTCAACGCCAGTAAAGATGCCGCTGTCGTTGATAATGTGGTTGTACAGGTACGCATCATCCGTCGGCGTGACGATGGATGCGTTATACTGGAGTAGCGTTATCATGCGTTTGCCCTCCTTTCAAGGATTAGGATTTTGGTCAAATCGGCGCGGACAACGCCGAAGGTCATTTTTGTAACATCCTGTGACCGGGTATAGCCGGTAAGGATGGATTTGTAACTGCTGTCTCCGTCAATTACAAGCACCTCTGTACCAATGGCCATAGAGGTATCAAGCACGCCGCAGTCGTTGCGGGCAGCCAGCTCAATCATGTTGTCATACTGCTGCGGAGTGAGGGCTTCGTATGCCTTTTGATAAGCTGCGGTATCAAAGTCCACATCGGTCTCCAAAAACTGCGCTGCGAAGAATACCGGCGCAATCCGGTCGGAATTGTTGGTGTCAACCTTTCCGTTTGGGTGCAGATAATAGGTAACATTCTGCGTTTCATCCGCTTTGTTGTAGATGGTCACCTTGTTCAGCTGGCCGGAGCTGTCGCCAATGATAATATTTTTATCCACAATGGCTTGTAGGCTTGCTTCGATGACAGCGCTTTCACTTACCTTTCCAACCGTAACGGTAATAGCCTTATTCTGCGGGTCAAAGCTCATGTTGACCGCCACGCCATAAGCCGTCAGCGATTTCGTGATGATTTCGTAAAAGCTGTGGATGTTATCCTTGAGGTTCAGCGCTCCGGTGGTCTCGGAGGTCGTTTCCACCGTCATGCCGGTGATGTTTTGTAATGCATCATGGGAGGAAATGAAATTGTCCGTTATGATACCGGCGATAAACTGCTCTATTTTGGAGGATGTGGCGCGGTCAAAATGCACATCAACATCAAACAGCGCCATCAATGGCTGTGCAGAGATGGTCACGCCTGTTTTGTCGGTTTCGACATCATCCACGATCCCCTGATAGGCTACAACGCCGTTTTGGTCGGTCACGCTGATAAAATCGCCTTTCTTTGCATCGATTTTAACCGCCCGGAGAGTGGTTTTTTCCGCCGTTAGGTAGTCAAACTGTATCTCCGGGCTTTCAATCGGCGCAAAGCTGCGGAAAGTATAATCACGAGCGAACACTTCACACTTAAACAGAGTACGCAAGTTTTTCCACCTCCACATATGCGGTTATATCCGATGTGCCGTCGTGCGAAAATGTCAAAGTGCTTTCTCCCGGCGGAGCATAGATAAATCTTCCGGTCGAAAAGTCGCTGGACTGGTACAGGTTTTGGATGTATGTCCCGTCCAGCGCATACTCGGCAATCTCCATTGTTGCAGGGTCAGCATCAACAACGAGTTTGTGGCCGTCAGGGATTGTTGCGGTTACTTTTCCGACCGCTACACGGGTACCGGCCTTGATAAGCGCCCAAGCAGGATTGACGACCGGGCCGAAGATTTGCAGCTTGCACGGAGATGCCAAATCCCCGTTTCTTATTTTTGCAGTTCCTGTTGCTGTCTCTGCGTAATAATAAGGATAAGTATAGCTGTACCTTTTAATCCCTTGGTCTGGCGCTTGGCTTTGCGTTACCTTAACAGCTTCATGCCAAGTCCCGAAGCAGAGGAATGTAATCGGTACTGCCAAATAGCCGGATTTCAGCTCCGACTTATCCGCAGACTGCACTTCGCACTTGATTTTGTACCATGTGTCCAGCGGGGAATACATCAGGTAAAGCGGGCCTTTTGTCACGAACGAAATAAACGCCTGATACCGGGAATAGTCGAAGAATATCATTTCGCCTGTCACGGCATACTGGTTAAGGAATTCATCCGATACCAGCCATGCGCTTCCGGCTTGGATGGTGGAGTAGGTTTTGCCAAAGCCTAATCCACCCGGCGCATTGAAGTACGCCGTTTTGTCCATCAAATCCCATTCGGCGCCGACACCGTTCTTGAGCTTAAATTTTCTCATCAGTAAGCCCTCCCAAGCGCACGGTTGACCGCCTGTACCAAGTTCCTTGCGGCAGCTTCACCGGCTGCGTTATCGTAGCCGTTAAATGTGTTGTTCATTTCGATGGTGATGCCGCCACGGTCGTTTCCGTTCAGCGGCATAACATGGGCACGGCCACCGGCCATGGTAAGCAGCTCCGGCCCGGCTTCGCCGACGATGGCGCTGCCGGAGGACAAAACACCGCCCTTGGCAAGATAAGCAATTTTTCCGATGGTCGGAATATTAAATCCGAGGGACTTACCGCCCAAAACAGGAACCCAGTCAGGGACATCAAAGTGGATCTTATTCAGACCGTTTATCATCCAGTTGATTGCGTCAATGACCATGTTGATTAGTGCAATGATGCCGTTAATGGGCGCTTTTGCAATGTCAACAAGCGCCGTAAAGATTCCCTTAAAGATTTCCTGCACACCTTTCCATGCTCTTTCCCAATCTCCAGTAAAAACGCCACGAACAAAATCGATAATACCGTCAAAAACGGACTTTATGGAATCCCAAATGGATTTTACTGTTGAGAAGAAGAAATTTAAGATTTCCCCCAATACTCCAAACGATTCCGACCAATCCGTCGTAAATACGCCCTGCAAGAAATCATCCACACGCTGGAGGATGGCCTGTATTTCGTCGCCCTTTGTTGCAATCAGCGCAACAAGGCCTACAATGGCGGAAATAATCAGAACTATCGGGTTGGCTATCAAAAAGTTAACAGCTGTCGTTATGCCCGTTACAATTCCAGGGATTACAGTTCCCGTTATAAATGTGAACGCAGATGACACAGCGCTCATAACGGCTGGGATAGCTGTTTCTGTAATAAAACCTATTGCCGCCCCAATTCCGCTTGAAATTCCCTCTACAACGGTTGTAATAATCGGCCCCATTTTAGTTGCCGCTTCAATAAGGGCAGGTATTACCGTGCCTGTCAGCTTGCTCATCGCTCCGGCTATGCCTGATATGATTCCAGCAACAGGAGAGATTGCCGCAATAAGACCGCCGACAATAAGGATCGTCTTTTTGACCCCATCGTCGAGGTTTGAAAACCAACCGATTGCATTTTGCAGCCCTTCGACGATTTTATTGATAATCGGCAGCAGGATATCACCAATGGAAATAGCAAGATTATTAAGGCCGTTTTTGAGGATTTTCAACTGGCTTTCGGTCGTTGCGTATCTTTTGCTTGCCTCGTTGGAGAGGGCAATGTTTTCATCCCACGCAGTATTTGCAGTTGTTACGGCATCGCCGAGGACATCAGATGCGAGGGCCAACGCCTGCAGCATATTCGACTGCCGAATACCGGAAAGGCCAAGCTCGTCCAGAACCGCAAGAACATCCTCGCCATTGGCGTTCATATCTCCAAGTCCACCAATAAATGCTTGAATGGCCGTGATGGGGTCGTCGCTCCATGTTTGGGCAAATTCATCCGCAGACATTCCAGCTACTTTGGCAAAGGTTTGGAGATCATCTCCGCTCTCGGAAACGGCTTTACTAATAGCGGACAGTGTTTGCGTCATTGCGGTACCGCCTGCCTCTGCGTTGATGCCAACAGAGGACATTGCGGTGGACAATGCAAGGATATCCTGTTCGGACAACCCGGCAACTGTACCAGCAGACGCAAGTCGTGTAGCCATCTCAACAATATCGCGCTCTGTTGTGGCAAAGTTATTGCCAAGGTCAACGATGGTACTGCCGAGTTTGGAGTATTCATCAGCGGTCGTTCCGGTAATGTTGGCAAATTTGGCAAGTGCAGAGGCAGCTTCATCAGCGGAAAGGTTTGTTGCTTCGCCCAAGTCGATCATAACGCGGGTAAAGTCAAGTACATCATCGGTGGCAATACCCAACTGTCCAGCAGCTTCCGCAACCGCCGCAATCTCCGTAGTGGACGCAGGGATTTCTTCTGCCATGTCCAATATGCCCTGCCTGAGTGCCGCAAGCTGCTCTGTAGTGCCGTCTACTGTTTTTTCAACGCCAGCAAAGGCGCTTTCAAATTCTACAGCCGCTTTTGTGGCTGCCACTCCTGCGCCTGCAAAGGCCAAAGATGCCGGTGCAAACTTCTTTGCAATGTTCCCAGACTTTTCTGCTATTTCGCCGGTAACCGCTGAAACCTGTGCAAGTGCCGCACGACTCCTGGACGCTTCGGCCTGTAGGTCTTTCAGCTTTAGTTCGGCGCTGGTCAGTTCCCGGACTAACTCACGGTATTGTTTTTGGTTGATCTCCGTGCCGTCCGCCATTTCCTGATCGGCTTTCTTTTTGGCGTTTCGGAGGCTTTCAACCTTGTTTTCTGTATTTTTGATTTGTTCCCCGAGCAATTGCTCCTTTTGTTTGAGCAGGTCAATATTAGTCGGGTCGAGTTTCAGCAGGCGATTGACTTTATTAAGCTCCGATTGTGTCCCACGGATTTCGCTGTTCAGCGAGCTGATCGCTTTCGACAATCCCTTTGTATCGCCGCCGATTTCAACAACGATGCCTTTAACATTTTCAGCCAATCTTACCACCTCCTGCGAAGAAATCACGCAAGCCGCCGGGTCTGCCCTTTATGGCATACTGTTCTGCGTCGTTGGACTTTTCGATCATCAAATCATAGACCATTCCGCAGGTCATGTCCTCCAGCGCTTCATCGGATAACCCGAGTTCAGCACAGCGGAGCATAAAGGTTGACCCGGTGGGCTCACGCACGGTTTGTTTTATTTTTTTTTTGGAACAGCGGTAGTCTTGTTGTTCAGGCTCCAAAGCTCCAAAATGGCAGGGAGCACTTTATAGATGGAAAACATCTCAAACTGCTCCAGCCACTCGTCAACATTGTCCGGGATGGACCCGTCATATTGCCGAGCCATGATAAAAGCGACATCCTCAAATATTTCAAGATCGCTTACGGAAAAAGATCCGTCCTCGGATGTCGCTGCCGTTTGTAGCTTTTGCAGGTCACGGACAATATCACGACCCACTTTATGGCGGTAGATGCGTGGGGTCAGCGCATTAGCGCACAACCCTACGCTTTTTCCGTCGATCTCGATTACTTTGTTCATTTCAGCCTCCAGTCGTCGGAGTGAATACGGCGGTGTACCAGCCGTTCACGGTCGCCTCCGGGGTCTCCGCCGTAGTGTAGGCAAGGGAGTTGCCGTTTGCCAGCGGGGAAGCGGTGATGCTGACGGTCTGCGTCTGCGGCTCTACGCTCTCGGTCGTGGTGTTCAGCTCACGGGTAGGCCGAGTGCAGGTGCAGTTGTAAAGAACAAACTTCGTCCCGTTCACATCGCCCTCCTCTTGGAACAGCAGTGCGAAAGACTTGGGCTGAATGTTTGCATTCTCGATCATCACCTTGCTGGTGGTGTCAAGAGTATACCCGAAAACATCCTTGAGGAATGCTTCGGGGAAAACGGCAACTTCGAGATCGCCGGTGTAGCCGCTGTTCGCCACGGCTACGAAATACTGAATGTTGTCCGCATAAAACGGTGTGGTATCGCCGGAAGGCTCCAAAGACAGGCTAACTGCGCCGGGGATGGCTACGGGAGTGCCATAGGTGTTATTTTCCCCGTCGAGGATAGCGTAATGGACATTCGAGATACCGAATTTAACTTTATCAGCCATTTTTACACCTCGATTTCATAAACTACTTGGTTACACTGCTGATCTTCAATGTAACTCTCGGACTTCTGCCAAAACAGAGAGGACAAGGCCTGTTCGACTTTGCCCTCTGCTGTTAGGTCTTTATCTTTTGTGTAAAGCTCAACCTGTATATGGTTGATGGGGTGATACACCACATTGTCAGCGCCAAAATTATTGGAGTAGGAGACGCGATAGAGGATATACGGTAACTTTTGCGGCTTATTGAAGTAACCGTAAGCTACGGGCATCCTCGTCTGTTTTAACAGGGAATTGACCTCTTGCAGTGTCATCCTTTCTTAATCACCACCTTTACACGGGTTAATAGTTTCTGCTCTGCCTTTTGCTCCGCTGGGCCGATGTGGGGGAATGGGCGGGCAGAGCCTTTTGCGGTTCCGCCTGGGCCTGCGTGACCATGTTCCAGCAAGTGCGTGAGCTGGTAATCCGTTTTGTTGAAAATTCGCATACGGATATCGCTGTAGCTCTCATATGCGACCTTGTCACGCCAACCGGCCTTATAATCGCCGGTCTGTACCGGGCTGCCGGTCACAATGTCTTGGCGGCATTCCTTTGCCACCTGCCGAACCTCTTTTTTTACGCCATCCGTAACGGCCTGGTCATAGTTTTTCAGTTCGGACAGGATTGCCGTTGCCAACTCATCCGGTCTAACCGTTTTCGACATCGTTGCCCACCTTTTCCTCTAGGTACAGCTCTATTTCATCGCTGCCTGTTGCAAAATAGGTGCGATAAATGGAATAGCGTGTGCCGCGCCACTCGGCTAATTTCTGCCCAGCATAGTTGGCGATAGGAGTAACCGCCACAAGGGACGGCTGCAAGCCGTTTTGACCGGCGGAATAGAACTCCGCCCGTGTAGCGGACTGCAGCCGCGCCCAGACCTGTGTTGTGGTTTCTGTGGCAATCTGTACCCCGATATCGTTCTGCTCAAAGGTTTGGGAGATTAATGTAATGAGATCATCCAAATCAATCACCCACCTTTTGCTCAAACAGCCGGTTGTTGAGTGCCCACCGGAGCATCCTGGGCATTGCTACGACCTTTTCCCGGCGTTGCCGGTAAAGGTAGGCGGCGTACATCTCCACCAGCATAGCATCACCGGTGCTGGTGGAAAGTACGATTCCCTCGGTAGCGATATACTCCTTGGCAGACGCGATCAACGCCGACAGGTAATCGTCAAGCGCTGTTGTGGAAAGTTGCAAATCAACCTTCAAGATCACGAGGATATCAGCGTCTGTCATGCTTTAACCCCCTTTTAGGAAGCCTTGGTTACATTGACTGTGTAAACAACGGTCTCGTTGCCATTCTTGACAGTAACGGTCAGAGGATGGGCAGCGCCATCAGCCAGCCAGGTAACAGAGCCGCCGTTCTTCACATTGGCGTTGTTGTAGGCAATAGCGACCTGCGCACCGGCAACCTCGGTAGTGGCGTTTACTGCAGCAGTCGCAGCGGAAGCGGTAGCGGTGTAGCTCAGCACATCGCCATCAAAAGCAGGGCTGAGGGACAGGTTTCCAACGGTCAGAGCGGACAGTTTGGCGTTGTTGGCGGTATCAGCCGCAAAGGTCATGGAGGTGGTTACGGAAGCGCCGTTAATGTTGATCGCCACAAAAGCGCCGGGGATAACGGGCATACCGTCAGCACGCTCTTTGCCGCGGAATACGGTGTTGTCCTGAATGAACTGAACCTCGCGGGATGCTTCGATAGTCATGCCGGAGCGCTGCGCCCACAGGTACAGGTCGCCATAGCCGCCAACGATGTCGCCATCGGGGATAAATTCGAGGATTTCCACATCACCGCCGATGATGGGCATGGTCATACCGTCAAAGGTGACATACCGGCCCAAAGCGGTAGCAAGGATTGCCTTGGACTGCAGAGTAGCCAGGGTCTTGCTATTCATAGCCCAGAAGCGCTCGCCGCGGGAATAGCGGGTGAAGGTGTTACCAGCAGCAACAGCCAGCGCAGCCCAGAAAGCCTCGCCGGTGGAAGCGGTGGGAATGGTGATGATGTTGGAGGTGTGCAGGTCAACCCAAGCAGGAGCATTGGCCGGGTAATCGCTGGGTTTGCTCTCCTGCGCCAGACGCGTCACAATACCGAGAGGCATCTTCTGACCAGCGCCCTTGCCGTACAGGATGGCCTTATCCTTGGCAAGGCCGATAGCCTCGGACAGCATCTCGACGATCCAGGAGGCGAGGTTTACATCGTTATCCTCCAGCAGGGAATTACAAACAGGAACATAACCGGCAACCTTGAAGCCGTCAAGAGTGATCTGGTTAAAACTGAAGGTCAGCTCATTGATGGCGCCGCACATTTCAGTCCAAACGGCCTCGGGGACAGTACCGGCAATGGTCTGACGGGCTTCGCCATTGACATTGCGGATGCGGACCCGACGCATCAGTTTGGAGTAGCGATACATATTCTCGGCAATGAGGTCGAGGAATACAACAGGGATGGTCAGCTCACCACCGGTGATATCTCTCTTGCTGCGGGCAGCGTTACGAAGCTCCGCAAAGAAGGTCTGCACATCGGGCTGGGCTACGATAGCGTCACGCTGCTCTTTGGGAAGAGCGTCAAAGGCGCGCACATTCATGGGGAGGGAGCGAATGTTGATGGTATTCATGGTAAAATCATTCCTTTCGTCTTTCTTTTCTGCTTTGGGTTCAGCCTTGGGAGGATCCTTTTCGGCATTTTCCAAATCTTCCTCAAGGCCCTTGATTTCTGCGGACAGTTTTTCTTTTTCGGCGTTGTGGGCATCCTGTTCCTCGGTAAATTTGTTCATGGCGTCCTCAACAGCCTGCTGCTCCTCATCGGTGGTAGCTTCGCCGATTGCTTTTTCGATTTCAGCGGAGCGTGTTGCAAATTCTGCGTCTTTAGCTACCAGTGCCTCAAAAGCTGCTCTTTTCAGTTCCAGCTTTTTGGCAATCATAATGGATTTCAGTGCCATGTCAGCACTCCTTTCTTAGCTTTTTGAGGGCTTCGGCCCTCCATTGGTCGAGCTTGCGCTCGTTGATCTTTTCAAGGTCTTTTTTCCGAGCCTCTACCATGGTGTCCTCGTAGGCCGGGAAGGTAACGACCGATACCTCATACAGTTTGACTTTGCGAATAGTCCACACGGTTGTGCCATCTGGCCGGATTTCGGTTTCCTCGTCAAGGATGTCAAAGCCGAAAGAACATTGGGAAACATCCCCACGCTTTACACGCTCATAGGCGTTCATGGCATCCTGATCCGCTTGATTAATGAGGATGGACCCCCAAAGGCCCAAATCGTCAACGCGGAGGGTCAGTGTACCAGCTGTTGTTCTGCCAAGCACGATTGTGGTATCATGGTTAACCAGCGCCCGAATATCATCACCGAGGGTACCATCAAAGGCTCCTCGGTCAATGCGCTCGATGGCTTTATCCCACATCCGGTATTCGCCGGTAAAGGTGGCGAAATAGCCCTCAATGTAGAGGTTTCCATCAGCAGCGCGGGTTTTGAAGTCGCCACTGCGGCTGATTGCCTGTCTTGCTCCTACCATTTACTCACCTCCTCCGTTTAGTTTTTTCTGATCGCCAAGGCGGTCCGCGGGAATGTAGTTTTCAAGGGCCAAAAGCTCATCCATTCCCTCGTGCGGAGTAAGCCCAACCCAACTGCGCCACTCGTTCCGTGTCATTGCCATGCGGTCAACCATTTCCGCGCCAGCTTTGATGGTTTCCTCCAAGGAATAGTTGTAGAGGGAGCGAACATTGAAGCGGAAAAAGTAATCCGGAGATACGAGCAGCTTTCGGCTAAACTCCTGCTCCAAAATCTGTGCAATCGGCATGATACGGGAAGAAATAAAGTTGTTCCATTCGTCTCGCTTGAACTCGCCAACGCCCAAAACAAAAGGCGGCACGCCAAGAATGGTTGCCACCGTCGTTTTATCCAGTTTTACGAAGTCTGCCAGCGCAAGATCAGATAGAGTAAGGGGCCTTACCTGTTCCACCGAGAATTGCTCGGCAGGAATCAGCCAAGGTTCCCCGGCTTTATTGCTTGCAACAAAATCGCCAAGGAGCTTTGCACGCCCCTCCGGGTCAGAAAACTCGTCCGTCAGCGAATCCACCTTCACGATAAGAGACGGTTTCCATTCACTGGCCATGAAGCCATTTTCTGTTTTCGCCGCTTGCTTGAGGTTATTTGCCACATCAGCCAGCGCAATGCTGTACCCAGTGCCTTGCCATGGGTAGTAATTGCTCGGATTTATGGCAAAATGCAGCACATCCTTCGGGTCATAGGGTTTCCCAGATATTTCGATGCTATAATACCGTTCCCCATTCGGTACAAATGCTACAAACGCCGCCGGAATCGGGTCAAGCCGCCGGAGCAGCCCCTTCCGGGTCTTTGGGAGCACTACAGCGTTCCCCCGGCCATCCAGCAGCATTGTTTTGATGATCCACTGGATAAAGTTTGACCGACCCATGTAGCTGTTCGGCTCGATATCAACCACACGAGACAGCCCATTTTTAACCCGGATATCTCCACTATCGGTGTTTTGCATCAGATAGATTGTCATACTTCCAATTAAAGACGCAATCCTATCAACAGCGGCACAGATTTCCGGGTTGTGCGCAAGGTCTGTATAGCCGGAACAGGTTAGGTCTTTCCAGCCGGTTCCATCACACAGGCATACAGCGCTCCGCGTTTGGGGCTTATCCCGAGAGCGGAAGCGCTCAAAAAAATTTGCTATGCTCATTTATCACCCCACCATTTCTTTCCTGCTTTAGATTTATCCAAAGCCTCCAAGTACCGCACCGTGGCGAATACGGAGGCATCGAACACATCAATTCGGTTTGTCGGTCTTACCTTGTCGTACTGGATCATGTCGTCTGTCTTTTCGACGGCCGAGACATTCCCAACACAATACTCATATGCTTCGGAATGCATATAGTACAGCGTCCCATTTTTGGCGCTCTGCTCGATATGCCGGAAACCTTCTGATTTCCTGTAAAAATACTGCGGTTGGTCGATAATGTTAAACCCAGCCGATTTCATGCCAATGAAATACTCTCGGCAGAATTTACGGTCATGCCCCACCTGTCGTATTCGGAAACCGCGCTTTCGCATTGTAACAAACCAGTTGACAACATCGGCGTGGTTTACGGTTGGACTGTTGCACATGGTCAAAAGTCCATCATCGGCCCAGCCGAAAAGCGGTATACCATCCTCGTCGGCCTTAACATGAGCCTGCACCACAGGGAACCAAGCGTGACTGATGATGATATCCACGCCTTTGTAATTTCCAAAAAGCGCAGCCGCCGTTAGGTCGTGCATTTTTGAGAGGTCTGCACCACCGTACCAGTCTATTGGGAGCTTGGAAAGCTCGTCCAGCGTCCAGTTGTATTTTTCATCGCTTCGCCGGAATTCGTCGAGGTTGAAATAGGACTTGATAGCCCCGGTATAGACATTGAGAGACTTTGCGAAGAAATCTTTCCGCTGCTGCGGGTCATTCTGCGCCTGCAAGCTATCGTTTAGAATTTCCTCCGGCCGGATGGAAACGCCATAGGCCGGATTGGCCATCTCATGTACCAGAGGATTTGTATAGTCGATATTTCCCTCCTCATCCGGATTGGCGCAGCACATAAAGATAAAATATTGTTCGTCCTTGATGGTGCCATCCAGCACCTTTCGGCAGTATTGCAGCCGCTGCCCAAGAAAGCCCTGTTCGTTATCGCCAGCCGTGGAAATACCTATCAGCAGCTTGTTGGTGTAGGCTTTCATGGCTTCCTTAAAAAGGTTGTACTGCTTAGGCTTGGTAAAAGCGTGGATTTCATCGCAGATCGCAATATTGCAGTTAAGAGAATCCTGCGCATCCGGGTTTGCAGCCAGAGCGCGGATAAAAAACGAGCCGTCTGGAAGCTCTGCCTCCATTGAGTGCTCGTTGTTGTTGTCAATGATCTTTACACCGCCGCCATGCTTCTCGTCCTCGCCCATAAGCCGGATGTTATAATCCAGAAAATTAAAGCTTTCAAGGGACTGCATCAGAGCCGCGGCCGATATGTAGGTTTTTGAACCGCTGCGCCGGTACCACAGGGACAGCGCCCATGCGAGGGAAGCGGCAAAACTGGTTTTGATGTTCTTTCGAGGGATAAAAATAAGGGCTTCATGAAACCGCACCACATCGGTGCCTTTCAACTTAAACCCAAGAAGATTGTATATGATGAATTTGTGAAACGGCTCCAACAGAAACGGCTTTCCCCGGAGCGGTGTACCGTCCAGCTTTTCCCCCTGCTGGTGGCAGAGGGTCTTTTCGATGATTTGAATACAGAACTCCGGCCCTTTCGGCGCGAAATCGTACTCGTCATTATCGAGGTCAGCAAAGAAACGGTCAACAGCCTGCCGCAATTCCTTGCAAGCAACCTTTCTCCCGTCTCTGATGCTTTCGGCATACTCAAGGACTACGGGCCAGTTCTTACCCTTAATCTGTCTCAAGGCTGGCAAGAGCAGCGGCAAGGCCGCCCTTTTCCTCCTTTTCCTTCACTCCGCCGGTCATTTTGCGGAAACTCGATGGAGTAAGCCCCAATTCGCGCCAGTATGCCAGTGCGCTCTTGTTGAGGTCGTCCCACAGAATCAACAGAGGGTTTTTTACCATATTTGTGGCGTTCCCTTTGTTGGTATATTCGATGACGGACTTACCGCCGGACTTTTTGAACTCGGCCTTGGTCTTATCCCGCTGTTCCAGTATCTCTGCAAGCGTTTCTACCGCAGATTGATAAGATGGGTCGGCCGTACCGAGTTTTTCCATCTGTTTTTCGATAGTTTCAACCCATTTTTCCTTTGTCATGGCTTCCCCTTTCTCAAAAATATACCGTAGAGTTGGAAAAAGT